TCAAAATGTTTTATGAGCAATACAATACCAGCACCAATCAATGCAACAACACCTATTATAATTAACAATGGTGCTATAGAAGATAATTCTAACGCAACTTGTATCTCTTTCAAGCCATTGTAAATACCTAGGATTCCATTAGCGACACCCATAGCAACGTTATAAACACCAATTGCTACAGCTACAGCAGTTATAGCACCAGCCATAGCCTCGATTGCATCAGCTCCACCTTTTCCAAATAAACCTTCTAAAAAATCATTTATTCCAGAAAAAGCTTGAGAAATCGCTTCTTCAACTTTACTAGCTATTTCATCCCATTTTATTTCGTCAAACATTTTTCTCAAATTTTCACCTAAAGCTCCCCAATCAACAGTAGAGAAGAAATTTATTATAATATCAAGAACACCTTGTATTCCTTCATTAATAGTTTGACCCAACATTTGCCAATTAATACTTTTAACAGCACCATTCAAAGCATTACCAAGACCTTCACCAAACGTTGCCCAATGAAATTTTGTCACAAATCCATAGGCAAATGAAATTGCTGTTTGAATACCGTTGCCTATAGTACTACCAATTAACTCCCAATTAACATTATCAACAAAACCGTTAAATAAATTAGCTAGATTTGTACCAAATGTTTTTGCTTTTGCTTGAATAGTACCCCATGGAATACTTTCCAAAGCACTAGTAAGTCCTTCCGCAATTGTTTGACCAACAAGATACCAATCACCAGATTTAATGGCATCTATTAATTTTGAGAACATTTCTGATGGCTCAATTTCTGGTACTTCTATTTGAGGTATTTCTGCACCACTACCAGATGTGGCATCAGTTTGTAAATTAGTAATTTCGTCCATACTAGTTAGAGAACGTTGTGCTTGACTGGCACTACTTGTAGCTTTTGCTTGTGTTTCTAAAGCTTTAGCATTTGCTCTAGCAACCAAATCTATACCTGTTAAAGCTTTTACAAATGTGTATACATAAGCTGTAGCTGTAGCGAATAAATTAGCAACTAATTCTATTGCAGGAGCAAGTAAAGAACCTAATACATTCCATGAGTTAGTAATAGAATCTTGTAATGCACTATCAAATGATAAATAAGAACTAACTGCATTTGTTAAAAGTGCCATAGTAGTTCTAACTGATAACAAACCTAAACCTAATTTTTTTAATTTATTAAATAAATTATCTGTATTTTTATTTGCATTATTGGTAAATTTACTAAACATATTATGTATTTTAGATATACCACTTTTTAATAAATTTATAGGAGATGTTAAGATTTTAAATGCTTTTGATAATTTTATAGTATTACTTGCTGTTAATTTTATATCTTTATTAAATTTTTTTATATCATTATCACTAGTTTTAATATCATCTGTTTCTACATCTACTTTTTCTTTATTTACTTCATATACAATTTTAATTAATTCAGCTAAAATAGACCGCAGTTCTATAAGGTTAGCAAGAACATTTTTAGGTATACTATTAGCTTTAATTATATTTGCGTTGTATATAGCAGATTTTAAATCTTTAACATTATTTAAATTATCCAATGCGTTTGTTACATCTATATCTAAATCTGGATGTTTAGATGTTACATCATTAAGTAATGCTTTAAATTCTTCGTCAACTTCTCCTATTTCTTGTTTAGAATTTTTAAACATATTTTCAAAAATATTTTTATTAGCAGCTGATTCTACTTCTTTTATTTCATTTTCAATTGACTGTAACTCGTTTTCAGCTTTAGTTCTCATATCAATCAATGGTTTTGCAGTAGCTTCTGGATCCAAAGAAAATTTAATACTATCTGCCCCAATTTCCTTATTAAGCCCTGCGATCGTACCTTTTAATTCTGCTCTTTTATCTTCAAGTGTTTTTAGTTTTTCTGTATAATCAGAAATATCCATATTTGGTTTTATATTTAGGCTATCAGATACTTTTTTCCCAGACGTTTCTGCGACACTTGATACGTTTTTTATTTTACTTACAGTAGGTTCTATAGATTTATCAAGTGACTTGAAAGATTCTGTAGACTTATCAGTTGTTTTAGATAATGTTCCTAAACTGCTATTAGCTTTATTTACATTACCAGTTAAGCTTTTATCAATATCTCCAGATATTGTCAAAGTGATGTCATCAATATTCATTTATGTAATCACCTCTTATCTTTTTTAAATTGTTTTTCAGTCGCATTAAACCAATTAGTAAAGAATATTCTAGCAACCATTTCATCATTTTTTTGTTTTATTTCTTTTTCTTTTTGAGTAGTTGGATGCTCTTGCTCATATTCTTGTAGTAATGGTTTATCACGATAAGGTAGAGGTTTTGTTCCTTTTTTAGAAAAAGCATGTAATATAGGTGACACATCACATAATGCCTCATATATATACATGCCTTGTTTCCACATATCCATATCCTCTTTTTTAAGTCTTATTTTATATTGTTCTCTATAGAACTTGGCTTTAAAACAGTCGTCATACCAATATTCATCGTAACTCATACCATAAGACATATAATAAGGACATTCTCTTTCAAAAAGTTTAGTAAGGGGAGCAACCTCTACTTCTCGTTTTTCGTTGGAGCTAATCCAACTGCTTCCCAATTGATGTTTCCCTCGTCACCGTCTGGTTCTTCCATTAGTGATTCATAACATTCTGAAATCATTGTTGATAAAACTTGAATAAGAGAAGTTTTATCTTTTAATTTAGAATAAATTTCATCAATAGTTGTTTGTGAAATCTTTCTATGATTTTTTATAAAAGCACCAGTAAATGCCAATTCTATGTTACTCATAGGTTTTTTTGAAAATTCTTCTAGGCTAAATCCTTGATTTTCAAGTAATTTTACTGACATTCTATCATACTCTAATGTATAATCAGTACCTTTATATGTTAAATTAATTTTAGTATTCATATTCTACACGTCCTTTTCATTTCTTATTTTAAATTGATTAATCTTCTGTTGGTTCTATTTTTGTTTCTTTAACAGGTGCACCAATTGGTGTAATATAGTTTGTTATTTCAAGAACAGCACTAACACTTGTTTCTGGTAGTCCCATAGCACTAGGGTTACCTGGGAAGAAGAAAGCTTTAGTTAAACCTGGAACTGAAATTTGGAACCAAGTTTGTAATCCATTAGTACTAGCAGTAGTATAAGCATCGTATAATGCACCCCAATTTGTCATTAATTCTTCTGTTAAGTTGAAAGTAAATTCTAATGCTCCTCCTAAATCTTTTAATCCATCAATATAAGTTTTATATTCTGTTTCATCAAGAGTAGTTGTTTCAATTGTTTCTGGACTAGGGTTCAAACTTGGTGTACTTTTGATTCCATAGATTCTTTTATAACCTTCTGTAGGTCTAGTTCCCTTTTCAGTTTCAACTGCATATGATAATTTAACTCCAGCTGTTGATAAATTAATTGCCATAATTAATACCTCCTATAAATTGTATTTGTATTTATATCTAAATAACATTCATATCGTAAATATCCGATGATTATGTTATTGTCACTACTCATCGGTGCTTTAGTAAAATCACCAATTCTTCTCATACATTTATATTTATCTGTTTTCATGTATGAATCTATTATTTCACCAATTATTTGTGCATTTTCTAATGCTGTTTTATTTTCTGTTTGTTCAGCATTTATTTGTATTTGATAACCTAAATAACTAACACATTCACCACTATCATCATAATATTGGTTAACGTCCTCGTTATTTATTTCACTAATTGTTATCATTGGATAACTTATTTTAGGATATTTTTCATATTGATTTTTAATAACAATATCTTTATATTCTCCATTGTAATCACTATATAACTCTTTAACCTTGTCATCATCTTGAAATAAAGAAATATAGTCGTCACGTAATTGATTTGATAAACTTATCACTAATCTCTTTACCTCTCTTTCTAACAATTTTTTCGATACCTTTTTTAGATGTTATATAATTTCTAGTGTTCCACATCTCTTGTCCAGCCCTAACACCTTGTGT